CAGTTTCTTTAGATTTTCCTGTAACTTTCAATGGTGCTTTTGCTTCACCATTTTTAAATTCTATAAAATGTTTCATTTTGTTTGGAGCTGCGTCATGAAATACGCAAATAACCCGTATACAACTTTTAGTTAGATTAAGTAGGCTGTTATAACTGTATTTGAGAACACGTTATACGTATGAGTAAATATACAAAAACTTTTTCTAACTAACAGTACTATTTATACACTATAAACTGTTAGTTGTCAACCTCTAATTCTTTGGCCATACGTTGAATGTATTTTTTCTTGTGGTAAATTATGTTTGCTGCACTGCAACCCAATTCATCAGCAAGACTTGTGAGTGTTGCACCATTATCTAATCTATGCATAATCTCCGCTTGTAGTGTGTGACTGTTTACCATTGCATCATTACTAAAACCTTTGCTGTATCCGTTTTGTCCAGATGCTGTTTTTAAACCACCATTGCGTTTTACTTTTGAAGTATCAATTGGTGCCTGCGGACCTTGTCCGTGTAACTCTAACCATTCATTTATATCTGGTTCACTTGTTGCAACTGCTACTCTGTTGTAATAAAATCTATAACAAACATAGTCTCCTGGACATTCTGCTAATAGCTTTTTGACTGATGCAAAATTAACCAATTGGTTGTATTGGTGTAATGGTAGGGCTCTGTTAAAACCGCCTTTAAGGCGTTCTATTGTGTATTTTGTCTCTTTTTGGGGCATTGGTATTCCTTGTAAATTTTGACGCTATATATAGCCTTTGTTGAGCGTTTAAGACACCTTAATTGACTATATGTTGTTAGTAAGTTCCACCATCAATGGAATTGGCTGTAATGTCTCTATTCTCCCATTGACTGGTAGTGCTGTTGTATTGTAAACTTTGTCCATCTTGCACGGCTGTGATAGTAACATCACTCAAACTATCAAGGCTTGTGACTGCACCAGTTGAAGTGTTTACCCATTGATTTTGACTGCTGTCATATTTTAATATTTGATTGTTTTGAACACTTGTTACAGTAACATCACTGAGTTTATCTAAATGAACGTTGCCTTCAATGTCTGATCCACTTGGTGTGTACTGGTGTTGTGTTCCTGAATTTAGTGTGATTCTACTCATGTTTATAACTCCAATGCACTGTTGTAGGTTGTGGCAATTATTTCAACTGTGTTGTCTTCAGTTAATTTTAATTCTTGTATTCTGAAGTCTTTCATATTGAATGCATCCCAACCAAAATCATCATGTCTAACTTTGACTACTTGTCCAGCATGGAGTAATAAGGCTGTGTGTGCTGCTGTAAAACTAATTGTGTATCTATTTCTACTTTTTTCAACCATTTGTTCTATTAAATCTGTTACCAAATTTGCATCAGTTATCAGTGTATAATCTTCTTGTGTTTCTAATACAGTACCATTGTCTTCTAATATGTATGCATCACTTTTAAACAATACAAGATCATCATTGTACTTTTCAGCGGCGTTACTGAAGTTTCCTGTGACTTTGTTTAGCTTGGCGCTCTTTGCTGGCAACACCAATGAAATCTCACTGAGAATATTTTCTTTGTTAAAGACAAAAGCAGCAGATCCAGGTGTAGATTCATTTTTTCTTTTGATATCAAATTCATATTTTCCGTCAACAAATCTTAATATTCCGTTGCAAGCTTCAAGTATTTCACTGACGTTAGTAAAGATTTGTTTTTCTGTTTGTAAGAATCCATTTAGTGGATATCCACTTCCACTTCTTGCTGCGTTACTGTGGGTTTTAGCAGATTGAAAACTTAATAAATTAATATTTGTTCCAACCACTAAGTTTCCATTAGCATCTCTGTCTAATCCTTTTCCATAACGGTCTGAGATTAACAAATCATACAACACATCTGCAGGGTTTTGATCTGCACCAGCTGTATAATTAAAACTGGTTATATCAGCAAGTGTATCACCTTCAGTTAGTGTGCTTACATCTAATATTTTTTTACCTTGTAATGTTGCATTGAATACTGGCAACTGTCCGCCAAACTTTTCATCTGCTTGAAGTTTCAATGCCAAATAACTGATGCCTTGTAATCTGTTTGTAGTTTTCCAAACCAAATTACCTACGCTGGTTTGTATTGTTGGATCAGTCAATTGACTATCTGTTCCAGGATACCATGCAATGTACATGTTTGCACCTGAGTATTTTGTTCCACTCATAAAATTTTGTAATTCATATCCACCACTGGCTAAACTGCTTAAGGTTCCATTTACACCACTGTCCCAAACAATTGTATCATTGAACCATAACTGTGTCATATTATCTATTTCACCTTCACACATGGCAACAACCATGTTTAGATATTCTGTGTTTGTAGCTTCACCTTGTGGATCAATAGTTTGTACTGAACCTGATCCATTACTTGCTTCAACAAATACTCTTGTTCCGCCAACACGTTGTTTTCCGTAAACTGGGTAAATTGGATCATTGTTTGATTGCTTGTTAACCATAACATTAGCACGGACACTTGCAACTGCTTGTTTTGCCTGAGCCTTTTCAGCTTTACGTTGTTGGTTATGAGAAAACGCACCTTGTATGGCAGTTTTTAATACTTTTCCTAATACTTCTTTACCCATGGGTTTTATGTCTCCATATACTGTACGGCTGATCCGGTTCTTCTAATGCAAATCTCTGCATTCTATGTTTTTTGTCTACATTAGTCCACGCTGTATTCATACAAACAATATATCCACTTGGATACAAACCTGTGTCCACTATAACTATATCACCTGTTTGTGGATCAGTTACACGTTTATAACCATGCTTTGGCAACCATTCACCTGTTATATTAAATTTACGGGCTGTTCTAATAGCGCCTGTTTTATTAGTGTATTTATTATAAATTGATTTCAGTGTATCTGTGCCGTGCATATGATCATGGTATTCCATAAACAGTGTACAACAATCATTCTTCCCACGCACATAGGCTTGATTTAGTTTTGTACCTAACCACAGTCCTACTTTCATCTGTGATGTAGAATCCATTATTCAGGTTCCCGCCAAGTAATCTCTTTTTGTATTTCAACTGAATATTCAAATCCAGCATCACTTGGAAAATATTCCTTTTGACTTGTGTTGTTTGTATAGCGTGTTGTAACTCTGTTGAAATCTGTCCAATGACTACTGATATCAATGTTTACTTGTGTTGTATCACCAGATGAATTTTGTGTTACAGCCATTGCATCAATATAACCTTTGAATGCTGTAATTTGATATTCTACTAAACTTCCAAAAGGCTTTGTATCATCATTGCGTAGGAATGCTCTATAAATTGTGACTGGTTTGTCAATGTATTCTAAGGTTTGTGCTTCAACCATTATTGGATCATCACCGGGATTTAGTGGAACAATACCAGCAACTGTTATGTTAATTTTATCAATGCTAAACACTGCATTTTCTGTGATCTCACTGATACCAAGCAATCCACCTGCGGCTTTAAATGTAGCATAAGCTGGATACACTGTATTGTGAGTCAAATCTAAATCAAAAGGTGCTTGTGTCATAAGATATGTATGATTTGCGTCAATGTCTATTGCTACGCAATCATAATATTCTATAGTTTTTCTTTCAACTATTTCTGCTAATGTTGGCATTTAACTTCCCCACTGATCTAAATCAAATGCCACGCTTACTGTATAATAATTGTTTACATCTACACTGTATTCAAACGCATCACTGTTTAGTGTTACTATTGCCCATTCTGGGTTTTTGTCAACTTTTGCTGTTTGAGCCAAATTGCTTGTTAATGGATAAGTCATTCTAACTTTTGCTTCACCAAATACATTTGACGCTGCTGCACCAATGGCTGTGTGTAAACTACCATTTTCATTTTCACCTGCAATAAACACTTCACCTTCACGGAACGCTTCTGGATCACTTGCTGTTAATCCTTCAAGATGCAACACGTAAAATCCTTGTGGAGTAAAACCTTCTACAGGACTTGTAGGTATATTTAAGCCTGACAATGAACTGTTTGTATCCATCATATCAGCCCATAGTATGCTGACATCATCTGCATTTCTCAGTTTGAAATAAATTGATTTGCTTTGTCCTTGCATTGCTTGAGCCATTGCGTGGAACTTTTGGAAGTCCTTTGCTTTCATTGGTGGATATTCTACTTCCAGTACCCACTTTGTAAATCCACCACTGCGTGTATATTTTACACCGTTTTGTGACATATTTGCAATAGTAGGTTGGTTATATACAATGTTTGCACTTGCAGGTGATATGTGGTTTGGCCATGTTTTAAGATTACTTGCTAAATTGCCTCCCCATTCATCATGCGTATTAAAAATGTCTGCCTGTTCTGCTGGTGTTAATGGTGTTGGCGTGTATTCATCTGCGCGGCTTTCAATTAAGAGAATAATATCTTCACCTGTTGGGTATCTACCTTCAGGTGCAGATGGATCATCAACAAGCGTCACGTTTTGTAAATATCCATCACCATCAACTGTGACATTGAATTGTGGTGCTGTTGTTCCACTTGTATAATAACTTGGCGTGCTTGAGCCAGCGTCCCAATATTTACTTGTGTTTACTACTGCGCCTGGTGTTGTAACATTTGAGCTGTTTTGATATGTGTATTGTTGATTACCTGGTAATAATAATGTAACTGTACCAATTTCATATGGCAATGCTTCACTACTTGGATGAGGTCCAATATTTCCCACTGTTGAATCCGTATATGGAAGGAGCATCTCACCACCAGTATAAGGTCCTGTTTGAGCGTCTGGTCCTATTTGTAGAGTTGCAGGTGAAACAAACGTAGTAGCAGAATCTGGTGTATCAATTGGTGTACCGCCTGGTACACTGCTTATTCTTGTTTGAATTGTTGTAGCACCCAGGTTATAAACATTAACATTAAATGTATCATTTGAACCTGTAGCTGATGCGGCTGTGTAAGTTGTGTCACCATAAATTGGGTTAAATGTAGGTGAAGTTGCTGAGCCTAATGCTGTAGGCCTAACTGATTCTTTTGCATGAATTTGAAGTCTTGTATCAGCGTGTGGTGTAGTTCCACCATTAATAGTTTCATAAGCTGTTACAAAATCTGTAGTTAACAATGGTGTAGTTAATGCACTGTCAGTATAAAATTCCCAAACTAAAAGACCCGTTGGTTGTTTAAGATAAACAACCTGTGTCCAAGTTGTTGCAGCAGGTTTAGTCAAGTATAAGGTTATTTGTTGACCGTCTCTCCAATCAAGATCTGTATATCCTGTAATGCCTTCATATTGAAATGTAAAATTAGTTGGCGGTGTTGGCCCAACTGTAACATTTACTCCTACTGGATAATCACCGTAGGTTCCTGTTCCACTTGTATCCCAAGCAGATGTAATACCAGTTTCTGATTTGCTACTTGGATCAAAATTAAATTTATCTACTCCTGCACCACCAGTATTATTATAATTACTGTATACATAATATTCTGTTTCATTGCCAGAAGTAGTACCTGTTGGTTGTAGGTAATAATATCCTGTATTATCTATTGAATTATAATCTGCGGGTGCAGCTGATTCAGTTAAGAATGACGTTGATGGAGTTGCGGTTGTAAGGTATCCACCGCTGTTGTTTGAAGGCAAACTTGTTGGTCCATTAGTACCAATTCTCCAATAACGTTTAGTTTTAGCAGAATCTAAATAAACTTTACTTCCACTGGTTCCAGTTGGCCTAAATTCAACATCTTCAGCTAATCCAGTTTTATTTGTACCACCCCACCATTGATACCAAGTGTATCCGCCGCTAACTCTGTAATTTGGATCTCTGGTAAATGTAATATTAGCGCCTGGTTGAAGTGTACCATCACTTCTGGCAATATCTAATACGCAAGAAGTTCCTCCTGATGCATCAGTTCCAATGTCTTGATAAGCCCAAAAATAACCTTGGCTCCAATCTGCTCCGGTGCCATAATAAGGAGTTTCAACGCTTTCATCAGGAGTAAAACTGCCTTCTGCTGGATCACCAAATTTTAGATCTGTTGCATAATGACTTGTTACATTCCATTCACTGTTAATAGGATCCCAAGTTGCTGTAAGATTATCACCTGTACTGATGCCCCACTGTGGATAATTTGCGTTTGCTTCAAACTGTGAAAGTGTGTAATTTGTAGTTGGTGGGTTGGTGCCTTGTGAAGCAGGAAATACCAAAAACGGCCAATTTGCTTTAGCGGTAATAGTAACTTGACTACCGTTTTGATAATCAGCTGGTCCATACAATGTGTTCATTGATGGGTCTTTGTAAACATCAAATACTTTATATGTAGCTGTTTCAAATTCTGGTAAACTTTTTAAGTAGTATGGATCATTCCAAAATTCACCTGGTGAGAGTGCATTGACAAATAAGTTAGCTGCTGTACCATCTACATAATTTTCACTCCAGCCATTGTCTAAACCTTTTAACCATTTAATTCTGGCATTGTCTGAAATAGCCCACGGCCTTGTGCTTGAGTTTTGTGGTTGAGCAAGTTGTGAAAATTCCATATCTGGACTGGTTATGCCAATTGCATTTTGTTGCGCCCAATTTGGTTTTTGTGGATAATTTGAGGCAGTTGGCGGTACTGTACTGAATTCAAAAACATAAGGATCAGTTGTTGGTATCAACCAATATACAGGATTTTGATTATTGTTTATTGGTCCAAAATATCTTTCACTTGAAATGCTTGAGTTTGTCCATTCTACTGCATATTGACTGTCAACATGTATTATATGTTCTGCATCTGGGTCTAATAAATTAGTAAATGTAATTGTTGCAGGATTAGTCTGATTTATTGTAACAGACTGCTTGGCACCGTCATCCCATAATGGCAATGTAACACCTGACCCTGCGGTAGCATCATCAACAAATTCTATTCTGTTTGTAAGTGATGATTCATTGTAAACTTCAAATATATTATCTACTGAACTTGTACTTGTATTTTTTAAGTAATAAGTTCTTGATGCAATTTTAGGATCTTGATATGTATTTGGATCTGGAAGATAACTATTGACTGTTATTTCTTGACCATCAAGTATTTGCAGATCATTTGTACCTTTTATTTGAGGTACTGCAGATGTAAAATCAACTGTCAAGTATCTGCAATTGCTATAATCTGTTGTTCCTGCTAAAGGATTAAAATAATTCCAAGCACCATAGTCAAGCTCAAAACTTTGTTGACCAGGTACAAATTCAATAAGGCTTGTTAACTCTTTATCTGTTGCAACTTGTATTTCAGTGGCTGAAATTACCTTTGCATACATTTCTGGGAAATGTCCAGCGGTAACATACTGTCCCCACGCTCCATCAAGTCCAGTTGTAGTAAGACGCATGCCATCTAAGAATTCATGGGCTGTTGCAAATGTAACAAGCATGGGACTCACGTGTACATCAGCACCTGATCCAATTGGATTCAAAGGCAAACTGGTAATTAATTGCTTTGTTGCAATAACCATTGGCTGTTGCCAAAAATCATAACGTGATAAAT